GAAACAAATAAAAGATTTAAAAACAATTTTACATTTTAAAAAAGGGAACTATGTATATCGTTATGTTCTTGTTGATCGTTTTAAGTATGGTCCTAAATATCACTATGGATTTAATATAAAAGATAATAGAACAGAAGCTGAAATGAATGCTTTACAAATAAAAGATAGACAGATAAGGCGTAAATATATTATAAAGGAATAATATGGCATCAGTAGTAGACATTTGTAATGGAGCATTAAATCAACTTGGTGCATCTACAATCTTAACTTTGACAGAAGATTCAAAAAACGCAAGACTTTGTAATGCAAGATTTACACAAGTAAGAGACAGTGTATTCAGATCACACCCTTGGAACTGTCTGCAAAAAAGAGTTCAACTTGCTGCAGATACAGAAACTCCAGCATGGGGATTTACAAAACAATTTACATTACCTGCAGATTGTTTGAGAGTTCTTACAATATTAGATTATGATGCTGATTATAAAATAGAAGGTAGAAAAATTTTAACTGATAACTCTACCATGAAAATATTATATGTTTCAAGAGTTGAAGATCCAAATGAATATGATGAATTATTGAGAGAAACATTATCAGCTGCATTAGCTGCAGACATTGCTTATGCAATTACATCATCCAATCCAACTGCATCTAATATGTTTGAATTATTTCAAACTAAATTAAAAGAAGCTAGGTTTGTAGATTCAACAGAAGGACAAAATCAAAACCCAGAAAAAGGTATGGCAGATGTAATGGGTGCTGATACATTTATTAATTCGAGGTTCTAGTAATGGCAAGAGTTGCTGTTCAATTAACAAACTTCACAGGTGGTGAACTATCTCCAAGATTAGATGGTAGAAGTGATCTTGCAAAATATCCTACAGGTTTAAAGACATTAGAAAACTTTATAGTGTTTCCACATGGAAGTGCTGCAAGAAGATCTGGTACACAGTTTGTTGCAGAAGTAAAAGATAGTTCTAAGAAAACAAGATTAATACCTTTTGAATTTTCAACAACTCAAACTTATATGCTTGAGTTTGGAGATCAATACATTCGATTTTATAAAGACAATGGTCAAATACTATCTGGTGGTTCAGCTTATGAAATATCTTCTCCTTATTTAGAAGCAGAACTATTTGATTTGAAATTTGCACAAAGTGCTGATGTTATGTACATCACTCATCCTAATCATGAAGTAGAAAAATTATCAAGAACAGGTCATACATCTTGGAGTTTAACAGATGTAGATTTTACAGATGGTCCATACTTAGATGATAACATTACATCAACAACAATATCAACTTCAGCACATACAGTTGGAACTGGTAGAACTTTAACAGCTTCTTCTGTTACAGGCATTAATGGAGATACAGGTTTTCAAACAACTGATGTTGGAAGATTAATTAGATTTAGAGATGGTTATGGAAAGATAACTGCAAGAACAAGTACAACAGTTGTTACAATACAAATAATAGAAGATATGGGTTCTTCTTCATCATCAACTAATTGGTCGTTAGGATCATTCTCAGACACCACAGGTCATCCATCTTGCGTAACCTTTTTTGAACAAAGATTAGTTTTTGCTGCAACGCTATCTCAACCACAAACAATATTTTTTTCAAAGTCTGGTGATTATGAAAACATGAATGAAAATAGAGGCGGAACAATAGCAGATGATGATGCTATTATTTATACAATCGCATCTAACCAGGTAAACGCAATTCGTTTTATGACAGCAACAAGAACTTTAATTATTGGAACAGCTGGTGGTGAGTTTGCAGTAAGTGGTGGTGGTACAGATGTTGCAATAACACCAACAAATATTCTAATTAAAAAACAATCTAACCATGGAGCTGCAAACGTAGACGCAATACCCGCAGGTAACGCTACACTATTTTTACAAAGAGCTAAAAGAAAATTAAGAGAACTAGCATATAACTTTGATGTTGATGGTTATGTATCTCCAGATCTAACCATCCTTGCTGAACACATTACTGAAGGTGGACTTACACAAATATCATATCAACAAGAACCTAATCAAATTATTTTTGGAACAAGAAACGATGGTGAATTAATTGGATTAACATATCAAAGAGAACAACAAGTCGTTGCTTGGCACAGACATATATTTGGTGGTTCTTTTGGAACTGGTAATGCAGTTTGTGAAAGTGTTGCAACAATACCTACAGATGATTCTGAATATCAAACTTATGTAATTATAAAAAGAACAATTAATGGTTCTACAAAAAGATATGTAGAATTTATTCACAAATATGATTTTGATGAAACAGATGATACATCTTTTAATTTTTTAGATTCACAATTAGAATATAGTGGTAGTGCAGCAACAACTATTTCTGGACTATCACATCTTGAAGGTCAAACTGTATCTATATTAGCAGATGGATCTACTCATCCAAATAAAGTTGTAAGCTCTGGTGAAATAACTTTAGATCGATCAGCAACTAAAGTTAAAGTTGGATTAGCTTATACATCTTTATTACAGACTATGAGACTGGATGCAGGTTCTCAAGATGGAACATCACAAGGTAAAACTAAAAGAATATTTGATATTACAATAAGACTTTATGAATCTATTGGAGTAGAGGTAGGACCAGACTTATCTAACATGGAACGTATTCCATTTAGAAGTTCTGCGGATGCTATGGATAGTGGATTAGGAGTTTTTACAGGAGATAAAGAAGTAGAGTTTAGGGGTAATTATGAAACGGATGGGTTTATTTTTGTAAGACAAACTCAACCTTTACCTTTAACGATTTTATCGTTATACCCTAGACTTCAGACAAATGATGGATAATATACTATATGTAGTGCCATATGAAGCAGAGCATGGCAGATATATATTGTCTAATCAAATGAATCATCCTTTGATGGATAAGGATGCAGAGTTTGATGGAGATGCAATGAATTTGGAACAAAAAGGATTAGCTTATACTTGTATGATTAATAATGAACCTGTTGCAGCTGCTGGAATGAAAATGATTTGGAATGGTGTTGCAGAGGGATGGGTTATTGCAACAAAAAAAATTTGGGATCATCCTTTACTTGTTGCTAAAGCAATCAAAAAAAATTTTGCAAGATTAGCAAAAGAAAATAATATTAAAAGAGTTCAAACTGCTGTAAGACAAGATTACGACACAGGAATAAAATTTGCTGAGTGGTTAGGATTGGAGAACGAAGGCTTAATGAAACACTATGGTTTTGATGGTTCACATCAATACAGATATGCGAGGATATTTTAATGGGATATATAGCACCAATAGCAGCAGCCGTAACCGCAGTAACTGCAGTAGCCGCAGGTAGACAAGCATCTGCTGCAGGTAAATTTAATCAAGACATTGCCAATCGTAATGCTGAAGTAAAAGAACAAGAAGGTGAACTTATAGAGCAACAAAAAGAATTTGATATTGCAAAATTTGATCAACAATTTACAAAATTACAAGGAGAGACAAAAACAAAAATATTATTTTCTGGTGCAGAATTATCTGGTTCTGGTTTAAGAATATTAAGATCTAATGCTGAACAAGCAGAAATAGAAAAAGATATTATAGAATATAATGCAAAAATTAATAAACAAAGAAAATTTGAAGAAGCTAATTTTGCAAGAATGTCTGGAGTAGTTGCAAGAAATCAAGCAAAATCTACTGAACTTGGATATTATGGTCAAGCAGGTATGAGTTTATTAAGAGGATTTGGATAATAGATGCCTAAGATTCCCACATTTGAAGCAAAAGGCAGACCTACTGCAGAAGCACCAGGAGTAACTAGTGGTATTCGAGTTTCTCCAACATCAGGATCTGCAGCTGCATTACTACCTTCACTAAATCAATTAACTGACTATTCTATAAAAAAAAGAGATGTTTCAGAAAAAATACAAGCTAATAAAAAAGTTTTTGAAATAAAAGGTGAGTTAGACAAATACTTACAAGCCGAAAAAGAAAACATTGATGACGAAGATGCAATTAATAATTTTAAAGGAAAGTATAACAACTATATAAAACAACAATTATCATTAGTTGATAACAACAGAGTTAAAAATAGAATACAACAAAATTTAGATTTAGAATATTCCGAGTATGTTTATAATCTTAAAAAAAATTCTTATGCTGCATTAGAAAAAAATGCGATTGAAGATATTAATAATAACATTACTTCTTATACAAGTAAGTATGCAACAACAGATGATGTTAAGTTAAAATTAAAATATAAAACAGAAGCTGAAAATAAAATAAAACAATTTGCTTTAGATTTTGATTTACCTCAAAATGTATTAGATAAAAAATTAAAAGCTCTTGATAAAGATTTTTTACTAGCAGACTTTCAACAATTTGCAGGAACTCCAAATGGATTAAATGCTATTAAATTTGCAGACGATACTTATGGCGGTGAAAAAACTTTATCAAATTTAGAATTTAGTAACGCAGTGGTAGAGTCTTATGAAACTGCTATTTCAGAAATTACTGTTGTTGGTGATGAAAACGCAGACTTTGATAAAGCTCAAGCATTAATTGATGAGTTAAAAGATATAGAAAGAAGTAATGGTTTTAAAATTAATTTTGGAGAAACAGCAAAAAAATTAGATGCTTTAGAACAAAAAATTATAACAGAAAAAATACAACATGAAAATAGAATAGATCAAGTCAAACAAGGAAGAGTATTACTTGATTATTCAAACGATCAAAAAAATATAATTAGGAGATCTTTTACAAATGATTTTGGTCAATTAAGTGGAACTGAAAGCACAAGAAAAGCGTTAGAAGCAGAAAATGAATTTGATGTTAGATTTGACAAATATTTAAAATTAAATGCAGATGCTTCTTTAGAAGAAAAACAAGACTATGCAAGAGAAATAGCTTTAATACTTATAGATAAGTATCAAGACACAGATATAGAAGAATTAACTACATTTAATTTAGAAAGAAATAAATTTGATTTAGTTTCTGAAAAAAAAGAAATTATTACTAACATGAAAGCATTTCAACTTTTTACGTCTGATCCAAAGGCATTTAGTGATGATGTAAGATTTAGCATAGAAAATATTAATGCAATAAAAACAAGAGCAAAATTAAATGGTTATGTTGATGAAAAAGGTGAAGGAGATGTAAATGCTTTTTTCAACAGATATATAGAAATTTTAAATAATAGAAATCCAGAGTAATGACAAAATTAAATGATCAAGCAATAAATGCCTTAGAAAATTTTTCTGTAGAATATCCCAAACATCAACCTATCAATTCAGGATTTTTAAAACAACCTGATGAAGAAGATTTTAATTTTTGGAATACATTAGGTGATATGGCTTTATCTGCTCCTCAAGGCGTTGTTAATGCAGTAGAAGAAGCTGGAGATTTTATAGATGATAATATTATATCTCTTGGTGGATTAGAATTTGGCGATGAAGATGGCAGAACTTCTTTTAGAGATTTTATACCAAGATTTGTTCCGCCTTCTAAATGGAAATTAGAAAATTATTCAGATAGAAGACAGTTACCAGAATTTCATAGACCTAAAACAATAGCTGGTAATATTACTGAAGGTATGTCAAGATTTATTACAGGTATGCTTGGACCAAATAAATTTTTTAAATCAGTTGGTTTAACAGGAACTATAGCTAAAACAGGTTTAAGAGGTATGGGTGCAGGAGCTGTATCAGATTTAACAGTCTTTGATCCAAACGAAGGAAGATTATCAGATATGCTTGTTGAATTTAACTCTCCTGTTTTAAATAATGCGATAACTCAATATTTGGCTACAGATGAGAATGATACTGAAATGGAAGGAAGAATTAAAAATGTTTTAGAAGGGATGGCTATCGGAGGACCATTAGAAATATTATTTGGTATTAAAGCATTCAAAAAAGCTAAAAAAACTCAAGACTTTAATAAGAAACAAAAAATATATAATGAACATGGTAATGCAATTAAAGATTTAAAAAAAAATAAAAAAACAAAAAGAGTTAAAAAAATACTTACTGAAGATAACCCAGGTCTTAAAACTGAAAAGGTTTTAGAAAAAATAAAGATAGGTGAAAAAACTGCAAAAAAAGATGCAGAAAGTTTTATAAAAAAAATATTAAATGTAAGAGGTTTTAAAAATCAACAAGAAGTAGTTGAAGCTGTAGATCAAATAGATAATTTATTTGATGATACTGCAAAAGAATATTTATCTTCTGATGTTTTAAAAAATACAGAAGCTGAAGAATTAGCAAACATTCTTGCAAGAGATAAAGATGAAATATTAAAATCTTTACCTAAAGATGCAGAGAGAGCAAAACAAGAAACAGTTAGAATGTTAGCAACAAAAAAAATAATTCAAGAAATAGCTATAGATGCAAAAGAAACTGGTAAAAAATATTTAGATGAGTTTGGTGATGATTTTGAAAATTGGACTGAAGAAGCTAGAAAAGATATTGCTTTGAAATCTGCTTTGTTAAGAGACACAGTTTATTTTTTAAAAGAACGAATTAGAGGTGCAGCAAGAACAACTCAAGCTGGAAACATAAGTGTTACAAGAGCTGGAGGTAAAAGATTAAATGTTGATGAAATGGTAGCAAGTGTAAATAAATTTGCAAAAAATCCTGCCACACTTTCTGCACAATGGCAAAAATCGTCTATAGAGGAAATAGTAAATAGTGTTGCCAAAACTAGAGGTCAAAGAAGTATAGAAGTATTTAACTCTTTATATATTAACTCTTTACTTTCTGGTGTTTTTACTCATGCTGTCAATATTAAATCAGGTTTATATGAAGCTGTAATAAGACCCATAGAACTTATAGGTGGTGGTATTGTAGGTAAAGATAGTAGATCGATTGCTTTGGGTTTTGCACAATACAAAGGAATGATTATGTCTATGGGTGATGTTGTTATCGCAACAGCTAAAGCGTTAAGACAAGGTGATGCTTTGTTAGACCCACTTTCAAGAACTCAAGATAATTTACAAATTGTAAATGGTCGAGCTGTAAGACCGATCAGTGGTGAAAATTTAGGATTTCAAGGATTTGCTGGAAAAGCTATAGATTGGTTTGGAACTATAGTTGAACTTCCCACAAGACTTTTAATGACAGGTGATGAACTTCTTAAACAAGCAAACTTTCGAGGTAGAATGTATGCTAATGCAGTTGAAAACACTTTAGATTTACAAATACCTTTATATTCTAAAGAAGGCAAAAAAAATATAGAAGATGTTTTTAAAAGTGGTTTTGATAAAAATGGTAGAGCAAATATAAAAAATAATCCTATAGCTAAAGATGCTTTAGAATATGCAAGAGAAAGCACATACACTAATGATTTAAAAGGTGGTTCTCATTTAGATTGGGGATATAAAATACAAAAATTTTTAAATGCTTCTCCAGAGTTTAGATTTTTAATGCCATTTATAAGAACACCCACAAATCTTTGGAGACATTATGGAAACAGAGTTCCAATAGCAGGTTTATTTACAAAACAAATGAAACAGTTATGGAATTCTGGAGATAGAAGAGCGAGAGCTGAAGTTTTAGGAAGACAATTAGTAGGAACAGCAGTTACACTTTACGCTATTGATCAAGTGTTTGGTGAAGTAGAAGACGCTGAAGGTAATCGTTATCCTGCTGTAACAGGAAATGGTCCAAGAGATTTTGCAATAAAAAAAATGTGGTTACAAAATGGTTGGCAACCATATTCTATAGCAAGAAAAAATGATGACGGAACAATAACTTATGTTCAATATTCAAGACTTGATCCTAGATTTTATGTTTATGGTGTCATTGCAGATATAAAAGAAAACATATTTGATAATATTAATGATAATGACAAACAAAATGCTGTAGCTTCTGGAATATTGGCTGTTATGGCGAATGCAGGAAACAAATCATATTTAAGAGGTGTTTCAGATGTTGCCTCTCTTGTTGCTTCTCCTACACCAGAAAATTTCTCAAAGTATGCAGGAAATGTTGTAGGTAATGTAATACCTTTTTCATCATTTAGATCACAAGGTTTTCCAGGTGCTTTTGATATACAAACAGAAGTTAACAATGTTAGATCATTTAATGATAAAATATTAGATAAAATTGGATTAGGTAATAAATATTTAGAAAAAAGAGTTGATATTTTAACAGGAGAACCAATAGAAAGAACACCAAACTCTTTATATTTTAATCCAAATGGATTTGCTTCTATATCTACTTTTTTACAAGGACCATCATTAGTAGGAAGACAAATTGATGTAAAAGCTGATCGTGTATTAAATGAAATTATGAATTTAAAAGTAAGATTGACAGAACCTAGAGAGATTAAAGCAAAAACTGTTGATTTATTATCTTATGAAAAAGATGGTACTACAGCTTATCAATTTTGGGTGCAAAACATAGGTAAAGTAGAAGCTCCTTCAGGAAGATTTAAAGGTTTAAGACTAAAAGATGCTTTACAAAAGGTTATTAATGATGAAATAAGAATTGGTGGTAAAAAATATACAACTTTAAGTGATGGAGATCAAGACTTTGAAGGTGGTAAAGAATATGCTATTAAAAAGATATATCAAGCATATAAAGATTATGCGGAGAAAAGAATGTATGCAGAATATCCAGAGGTAACACAAGCAGTAGAAAATGCTTTAAAAACTAAAATAAAAGTATTAAAAGGTAATTAATGACAATATCATCAACTACAGTAAAAAATTCATATTCGGGTGACGGATCTACTGCTTCATTTAACTATACATTTAAGATTTTTGCGAACTCAGATTTACAAGTTATTATCAGAGATGCTAATGCAACTGAAACTGTAAAAACTATAACAACACATTACACTGTTAGTGGTGCAGGAAATGCAAACGGAGGAAGTATAACTTTTACTTCTGGTAACATTCCAGCTTCTGGTGAAACAGTTGTGTTGAGAAGAGCAGTTCCGCAAACACAGGCAATAGATTATATTGCCAATGATCCTTTCCCTGCGGAATCACACGAAGAGGGATTGGATCGTGCTATGATGACAACTCAACAAATTCAAGAAGAGTTAAATCGAGCAATTAAATTATCAAGAACAAATACAATGACATCTACAGAGTTTGCTGTAGGTGCAACAGCTAGAGCAAATAAAATTCTTGCATTCGATGGTAATGGTGAAATATCAGTTACTCAAGAACTTGGAACATTTGTTGGAAACTGGTCTGCTAGTACCGATTACAATGCTAGAGATATTGTAAAAGATACTTCAACAAATAATATTTTTATTGTTAATACGGCTCACACATCATCTGGTTCACAGCCATTAACTACAAACGCTAATTCTGCTAAATATGATTTATTAGTTGACGCTGCATCTGCAACTTCATCAGCTAGTGCCGCTGCAAGTAGTGCTACAGCTGCTGCATCATCCGCAACCGCTGCCGCTAGTTCTGCTACTGCCGCTGCTAGTTCAGAAACTAATGCTGCCTCTTCAGCATCTACTGCATCAACTCAAGCAACGAATGCTGCATCATCAGCCTCAACTGCATCAACACAGGCTACTAACGCTGCATCCTCTGCAACGAGTGCTGCTAGTTCAGCATCAACAGCAACAACAAAAGCAAGTGAGGCTAGTACGTCTGCAACTCAGGCACTACAGTTTGAAGTGAACGCTGGATCTTCAGCTACATCTGCTGCAAGTTCTGCAACAACTGCTACTACCAAAGCATCAGAGGCTTCAACATCAGCTACCAATGCTGCATCTAGCGCAACAACTGCTACAACAAAAGCATCTGAAGCATCGACTTCAGCGACTAATGCTGCATCAAGTGCTACTGCTGCACAGACCGCACAAGCCGCAGCCGAAGCTGCTGCTGATAACTTTGATGATACTTATTTGGGTGCGAAAGCTAGTGATCCTACAGTGGATAATGATGGAGATGCACTAACTGCAGGA